GACGCCGATCTTGCAAAGGAACAGCATAAGAGTATGCCTATCAATGTTGATAGAGATACTCGTGTAACCTTCGGTGGCTCTAAGAAGTCTTAATAGAATTCTAGTCCATCTGAAGATAAACTAAATGTCTAAAGGAGGACACTACTATGGCAAATAAAGATGCTGCGTTCGGTTTAAAACCGATCGGTAAAATAGGTCAGAATGCGGACAACAACGGTTTATCGGAATACGATATCGCGGCAAGTGCTACAGCGATTTACTTCCAAGACCCAGTAGAAATTTTAGCTACTGGAACAATTGGAGTAGCTGCAGCAGGAGATACGACGGTATTGGGTTCACTAAACGGTGTTTTCTTCACTGACGCAACAACAAGTAAACCTACCTTTGCGAATCATTTAAACGCTTCAAACACGGCGACTGACATCAAAGGGTTTGTAACGGATGATCCGTATCAAAGGTATGAAATACAAGCGGACGGCGCAACTGCGGCAGCAGACGTCGGCCTTAACGCTGACTTTGTGTATGCAGCCGGATCTTCACCAGATTTTGTCTCTAAAGTAGAGTTACAAACATCTGACCAGAAGACAGGTACAGCACAACTCAGAATAATTGGTATCTCAAAAGACCCAGAAAACAACACTGCAGGTTCTGCAAATGTTAACTTGGTCGTGTACATAAATGAGCACCAATTTAAACAGACAACGGGTATATAGGGAGGATAACTATGGCAATATCACGTAATCAACTAGTCAAAGAACTAGAGCCAGGTTTGAATGCACTATTCGGCCTGGAGTATAAACAGTATGAACAAGAACATGCTGAGATATACGCAACTGAGTCATCTGACAGAGCTTTTGAAGAAGAAGTAATGTTATCAGGATTCGGTCAAGCACAAGTTAAACCAGAAGGTTCTGGTGTAACGTTTGACAGTGCTCAAGAAACTTTCACAGCAAGATACACTCACGAGACAGTAGCTCTTGGGTTTGCAATCACTGAGGAAGCAATTGAGGACAACCTGTATGACAGACTTGCTTCTAGATATACAAAAGCACTAGCAAGATCTATGGCTCAAACTAAACAAGTAAAAGCGGCTGCACCATTAAACAATGGTTTACCAGGTTTGACTTTCAAATCAGGTGATGGTGTAACTCTTTTCAACGCTTCGCACCCAACAGTTGCTGGAACTTTCAGTAACACATTGGGAACAGCTGCGGATTTAAACGAAACTTCATTAGAGCAAGCAATGATTGACATTGCAGCGCTTACTGATGAAAGAGGTTTAAAAATCGCTGCGAAAGCTGTAAAGATGATCATTCCATCTGCACTACAATTCACTGCTGAAAGACTTATGAAGTCTTCACAAAGAGTTGGAACTGCTGATAATGATATCAACGCACTTGTATCTATGG